AGTCCGATCGGGCTCATGCCCGCTCGCTTCGCGGCGCTGATGAGCACCTGCTGCACGTCCGGCGCCTCATTGTATCCGGCATGGATTGAATAATGGATGGCCGCGACGCCGACAGGGAAGCCACCGGAAAGCGACTCCACAAGACCCGTCTCCGGGTCATAGGCGTAAGCCAGTGGATTGCCCTGACGGTCGGTCAATGATTCGATGCTCGTCACATGACGTGCAGGCAGCCGAATCACCGTGCCGCCGCGAGTATTCAGCGTTCCCGCCAATGCCACGTTCGGCATGACATGCCAGCCACATTCGCGGCGGATGGCCGCCTGCGCGGCCCTGAGCCGAAACTGCGCGTCATCCTCGAAGGCCGAAGGGTCGGCAATCATGTCAGGAACCACATTCGCTTCATCACTCATGCCGACCTCCAATCTCAGCTCGTCTTCACACTGCCAGCAGCCACAAGACCAGCCACAAGCGCATTGACACGCCTCGCCAAATCGTTGTACGCGGTCACGAGCGCGTCGTACTCCGCCTTCGTCGGAGCGGTGGAAGCCGCAGCCGCGACGGAGACGTTCGCAGTGCCGGAGATCGTGACATTCGCCAGCTTCACGCCACCAAGAGTGTTCTCGGCGGCGGCGGGAAGCACATACGGCGTGGAAGCGGAGCCGCCGGTGACGTTCACCGGATTGTCGTTGCCGTCCACGAAGAGCACGTCCTCGATGTACGTCGAAGCGTCCACCTTGGCCTTGGATGCGTCGGCCAGCCGATACTGCTTCACGGCTCGCCTCACTTTCCGGCCTTGCCGAGGGACACCTTGACGAAAGCCTTGGGGTACTTGACCTGCAGGGCGAGGCGTTCCTTGACTCGGAACGTGATCTTGTCGTTGGTGAAGTCGTTCTCGTGGCTGTTGGTGGATTCGACGGTCAGACCGCCCTTACGGTAGATGGTGCCGCCTGCCTTGAACGCGCCGACGAGCACGGTCCCCTTGGTCATCGCCTCGGTGACCACGGTGCGCAGCCCCCACAGCGGCGGGTTCTGCATGATACCGCCGTTGCCGTACTGGCCGGCGAAGAAGCCACCGCCGAAATACTGGCCGTTCGCATCCTTGGACAGGCGGATTGTCTGATAGTCGGCAGGATTGATGACCACGGCGTCGGCGGAGAAGCCGGTCGCGGTGGCGATATCCGTGGTGGCCGCGAAGATGCGGTCGGGGTCGGAATCGTTGGCCTGCGCCTTGGTCTGGATTTCGCGGTTCAGAATGCCCCTGAGATTCGGGTCGGTGCCGTTGCCGGACAGGAGCTGGATCTCCTCCTGCAGCTTCAGATTGTACTGGGCGTGCTGGTTGATCTCGGACACGACGAAAGGCAGGTCGTCGGCCATGTCGTCGGTGATCTTCCACCATGCGGCGATCTCATGGAGACTGTCGGACACCCAAGTCGGGTCCGGAAGGTGGATCTGCGGCTTCTGCCCGCCCTCGGCGACGGTGGTCGCGTTGCCTTCGAACGCACCGTAGACCGGGTATTTGATGGTGGTGCCGCTCATGGTGCCGGACGCGAACAGGTCGGCGATGACGAGCGGACGCTCATACGGCCATACGCCGTTCTGATCGGTTTCGGTAAGGAACGGCGCGTAGGCTCCGGACGCTCCGCCTGTGGCCTGAGTGTCGGAAGCGGCCTTGAATTCCGGAGTGGAGAACAGGCCTCCCTTGGTGGCGAGCACGCTCAACCCCTTTTCCTTCAGGGACTTGACGTAGAAGTCGCCGAGGGTCTTCGCCTCGGCGGTCTTGTGTTCGGTCTTGGACGTGCCGGCGAGCTTGTCGAGTCCTTCGCCGGCCTCCTTGAACAGGTCGATGCGTTCCTGCAGCTTCTTCGCCTCGGCGTAATGCTGCTTCAGCTCCTCCTGCTCCTTTTCGGTGATGTTATCCATTCCCTTGGCGAGGATGGACTGTGCCGCCTTCTTCTCGGCGGCGAGCTTGTCCATGAGGTTCATGGCGCTCCTTTCGGTTAATGTTGCAGCGAGAAGAAGTCGCTGATGGTTTGGTATTCCTTGGCCCACTGCGGGTCAAAGCTTTTCTGGTCTTTCCTCTTCGAGTCATCCGCGGAATCGTCCGGCTGGTCGCTGGAATCATCCGTGGAGCCATCGGCAGAATCGTCGGGCTTGCCTGTGGGATCGGAGTCATCGGTGTCATCGTCCGGCTTCTTGCTGTCGGAATCGATGCCGTCCAAGACCTCGTGCAGACTGTCCAACGCGGCACGAAGCTTGCTCTCGTTGGAAGCGCTGATCGCGCGTCCGCTCTTCACTTCAAGCACCTCCGCACCCTGATTCGCGGCCACCTGCACAAGGGAAATCTCGAACAGCTTCAGCTGGCGAATCTCACGGTATCCGTCCCACGCGCTCTTGCCGTCCTGCACGAACGCGGTCTCCTCGGCGATGAAGCCGATGCTCATCTGGTGGATAAGCCCGCGTTTCAGCAGGTCGTATGCGCGTTTGCCTTCCGGCAGGTCAAGGTCGAGGCGGGCGGTGACGAGCAGGCCATGCTCATCTTCCACCGCGCTCAACGTCTCGCCGATGATGTCGGTGGGCTTGTCGTCCTTGTGCTGCCAGTGGATCGGGATGCCCGCGCCGGAACCTTGGAAGTCATCCTGCAAAGTGTCGGCGAAAGCGCCCTTGACGATCACGTCATCATACAAATCCTTGTCCCACGTCGAGGCGTAGCCGCTGAACACTCCCTCGCCCTGGCTGTCGTCAAGGGATTTCAGTTCGAAGCCCTTGAAATCAAGCCTCATGATGTCTCCTCCTTGGTGAGCGCATTCCACTCGGCGTGGAATTGCGCGTCATACCGGTAAAGCCGTTTGAATTCGGCGAGCATGGCCTTAGCGTCCTCGCCGTTGACTGGATTGTTCTCCTGCGCGTTCTGCGTCCTGCCGCCGTCCTGCGGACTGGGCTGGCCACCCTCGCTGACGTTCAACGGCGTGATG